GCATTGAGCGTGGCATCTACCGCAAAGTAGACATTACGCCCACTTATGAAGCTACTGACTTGGAACCCACCCAAGAGGTGAGTCAGTATCAGGATGAAAAGGTGCTTTTGCTAACCTACTATGGTCTGGTTCCCCGTGAGTACCTAGAGAACCTTGAAGAGAACAAGAATATTGTTGATTTGTTCCCTGAGAGTTCCGCTGCTGAAGAATATTCAGACATGGTTGAAGCCATTGTCGTAATTGCCAACGATGGGCAGTTGCTCAAAGCAGAGGCAAATCCTTACATGATGAAGGATCGTCCTGTTCTGACCTACCAAGATGATACTGTTCCTAATCGTCTGCTTGGGCGTGGCACAGTGGAAAAAGCCTTCAATATGCAAAAGGCTATTGATGCTCAGATTCGTTCTCACTTGGATTCATTGGCGCTGACCACCAGCCCCATGATTGCCATGGACGCAACCCGTCTGCCCCGTGGTGCCAAGTTTGAAGTCAAGCCTGGGAAAGCCATTCTTACCAATGGCGCACCTTCAGAGATTCTGTATCCCTTTAAGTTTGGGCAGACTGATGGCAATAACCTAGCCACTGCCAAGGATTTTGAGCGTATGCTCCTGCAATCCACGGGAACCTTGGATTCTCAAGGTATGGTCAGTGCTGGTGCTAGAGACATGGGCCAAGGCGGTATGTCGATGGCAGTTGCCACCATCATCAAGAAGTACAAGCGTACTTTGGTGAACTTCCAAGAAGACTTCCTGATTCCTTTCATTCAGAAGGCGGCTTTCAGGTATATGCAGTTTGACCCAGAGCGTTACCCCTCTGTGGACATGACCTTCATTCCTACTGCCACTTTGGGCATCATTGCCCGTGAGCATGAGCAACAGATGTTCATTGGCTTGCTCCAGACTCTTGGCCCTAACACCCCTGTGTTGCCATTGATTCTTAAAGGTGTTTTGGCTAATTCTTCTTTGACCAACCGCTATGAACTGATGGAGCAGTTGGACAAGATGAGCCAACCTAATCCTCAAGCAGAGCAAATGCAACAAATGCAACAGCAGTTGGCTATGCAAGCTGCACAGGCTCAGATTGCTGTTAATACTACTGCGGCAGAGCAAAATAGGGCTGAAGCACAGAAATTGATGGTTGAGACTCAGTTGATGCCTCAAGAGGCGCAAGCCAAGAGCATGGCGGCAATGACCAAGAACCTGCCAAACCAAGATGATGCTGGTTCAAAGGAGTTTGACAAGCGGGTTAAGATTGCTGAATTGATGCTGAAAGAAGCTGATATTAAGAACAAGTCTAAAATTGTTGAATTACAGATGAATAACGCAAAGAACACTGTAGTAGATATGGAAAACGAGTTTTTACAAAACTTAAATCAGGAGTTGGCAAATGGCAATAGATAAAATCTTCAATGATGAGAATGTAGATGGCATTGCAGATAATATCTTTAATGCGGTAAACAACTCTGTATCCGAAGTCAAGCAAATGCAACAGCGTAAGGCGGCTGAGAATGCTCAAATGGTTGTCCAATCCCTTAAGAAGATTGACACAGACATTCGTAGTAAGTTTGACAACGTAACCGATGTTCTTGAGAAGCGCATCATCAATATCAAGGATGGTCGTGACGGGTCTAATGGTAAAGACGGGCGTGATGGTAAAGATGGGCGTGATGGTAAAGATGGAATCAATGGTAAGCAAGGGCCACAAGGACTAAAAGGTCAAGATGGATTAGATGGTCTTGATGGTATATCTGTAGCCAATGCAAACATTGACTTTGATGGTTCTTTGGTTATTAGCCTGTCTGATGGTCGAGAGATAAATGTTGGTGAGGTTGTATCTGCTGACGTTGCTGAAAAGATTAAAGTCATCAGCACCATGTCCACCAATGCGGCTATTGACGTAAAGGAAGAAGGAACAACAATTACCAATGGTGTAAAAAGTTTAAATTTTGTTGGTGCTGGTATTACGGCAACTACATCAGGAGATGATGTAACAGTTACTGTAGCGGGTGGCGGCGGTTCTGGCACTGTCACAAGTGTGGCGGCAACAGTCCCTACATTCTTATCGGTTACCGGTTCTCCAGTTACAACAAGCGGAACATTGGCAATTAGTTTGTCGGGTACAGCATTACCTGTTCTTAATGGTGGTACTGGTGTTACCACAAGTACAGGTACTGGCAATGTTGTTTTATCAACTAGTCCTACCTTAATTACTCCTGTTTTGGGGACACCAACATCAGTTACTTTAACTAATGCTACAGGTCTTCCTATCTCCACTGGAGTCAGTGGCTTAGGCACTAGTGTAGCTACAGCCTTAGCTGTTAACACAGGCACTGCTGGTGCTTTTGTGGTTAATGGTGGTGCATTAGGTACTCCATCAAGCGGCACTGTTACTAACTTAACTGGCACAGCTTCAATCAACATCAACGGCACAGTAGGCGCTACTACTGCTTCTAGTGGTGCTTTTACTACCTTATCAGCTACAGGTGTCACAACTGTGCAAGCTGGAACAGCAGCAGCCCCTGCTATCACCACCACAGGCGACACCAACACAGGCATATTCTTCCCTGCGGCTGACACCCTTGCCTTTGCTGAAGGCGGTGCGGAAGTGGCAAGGTTTGATAGCGCTGGTAACTTTATATATAGCCAATCCTCTTTGGCTTGTTATGTATGGACTGCGTTTAATCCAACAAATACATCTGGCACAACCACCAATGCACCTGCTACGGGTACAGGTTATGATACTGGGTTTGTGACAATGGTCAATTCATCTGGCACTCTTACCATTACTTTTGATATTGCTGGAAAATATCTTGTAAGCACGAATTTACAAACATCACACGCAAATACTTATTCAAACGAACGCTCAATATTTACTTTGGGTGGAACGGCGACAACAGCAACAGGAACACAAGACCCAACATTTTCGGGGATTGATTCTGTAGATGCAAATACAACTGCAACATATCCAATATATGTGTCTGCAACTGCGGCGCAAACAATGACAATATTGCCGACATACGAGTTAACTGGTAGTGGCACAACGGCACAGCATACTTGTCGCCCATCTGTAACTATTCAATACTGCGGAGGATAAACAATGTCATACGACTCAAACACACTTGCTCAATTTGAAATGCGTAAATTGCGCAATGTTTTTTTAAGAGCATCAGATTGGACTCAAATGGCTGATTCGCCTTTGACTTCCGAAAAGAAAACAGAGTGGTCGGCATATCGACAGTTACTTCGTGATTTGCCAAACAACAGCACTCCAACACTTGATAAAGATAAAAATCTTGTTGGTGTAGTTTTTCCAACGCAACCGCAGTAAAGAACAGCAAGCCCTCATCACAACCCTAACCGCCCGTATCACTGCACTGGAGTCAGCATGATTACTTGGAACATCAGTCAACTTGACCGACAAACCTCTGATGGTTTTGTGACGGTTGCACATTGGCAAGCCACTGCAACAGATGGGGATTACTCTGCATCTGTGTATAACACTTGCTCATGGAGTGATGGCACTGCAACCATTCCCTATGCCTCTCTGATGAAAGAAACTGTCTTAGGATGGATTTGGGCCAATGGTGTGGATAAAGACGCTGTTGAGGCTTCTTTGAATGCTCAGATTGAATTGAAGAAAAACCCCGTAACCGCAGTAGGTGTACCTTGGAACTAAATCTCACCGTTGAAGAAGTAAACAACATTCTTCATGTGTTGGGCGAACTTCCCACCCGCATGAATGCCTATCCTCTATTGATGAAAATCAAAGAGCAAGCGGAGGCTCAGTTACCGAAAGAGCAAAGTGAGTGAAGATGTTGACAAGCGATTAGCAGTGCATGAGGCGATTTGCGCTGAACGCTACATCAAGATAGTCGATCAACTATCTGATGGGTCTAAGCGCATGAGCAAGATTGAATATCTGCTTTACGCTGTGATTCTCGCTGTGTTGCTTGGCCCCGGCGTTGCGGCTGATTTCGTAAAGAAACTATTGGGGATTTGAAATTGACCCTCTCACGCTATTGGCAATGGCAAATGGATGTGTTGCTGCCATCCGAAAAGGGTGTGAGTTATACAAAGATGTTAAGGGCACGATTTCAGCGGCGCAAAAGACTGCTAAGGAAGTCACTGCGATTGCAGAGGAGGTTGGTGGGTTCTTTGGTTTCTTCAAGAAGAAGAAAAAGCCTACTGATAAACCCGTTGATGCTCCAAAGCCAAAGAAAGCAGAACCCGAAGTTTGGGATGAGAATAAAGTCGTTGCTGATTTGGCGGCTAATCTCGGACAGTTCTTCAAGATTCAGCAGCAGCTTGCAGACCATATTCGTGAAGAAGAAGAAAAGTCTAAAAATGTTTATGACCCAAATCAGAACATCATGGAATCTGCTCTTAACCGAGAACTGGCAAAAACTCAGTTTGAGAAGCTATCTAAGGAAATCAGAGAGATCATGGTGTATCAATCTCCCAAAGAATTAGGGAACTTGTATACACGGGTGAACCAAATGAGGGTTCAGATCATTGAAGAACAAGAGCAAGCAAGATTGGCACAAGAAAAAAGGATTCGTGAGGCAGAATGGAAACGGCGAAAAGTAATTTCGGCAATTCAAGACAAGGCCATCTATGGGGCCATTTGCCTAATATTTCTGCTGTATCTGACTCTGTTTTTCAGCTTGCTAGTTATGGACAGAAAAGTAAGATGGGGTTTCTAGTCGCACTCGTTTGTATGGTGATTGTGTTCGCCTTGATGCTTCCTTTGATCGGCAGCATTTATTACGACACGCTTGCTGTGCAGAAAGAAAGCAAAATGCAGATCGAGAGGATGGAGCGACTCCGCCAACAGCTAGAGCAAGACCGTAAAGATTTGGACAGAATGAAAAATGAGTCAAAATAAATTCTTGTGGTGCGTGATTGTCATATCCATTGCGGTGGTTCTTTTACTGAGTGGATGTGAAATTGTTTAAGTTAAAATGCAAAATGCCAAACGGCGGGAACCGAATGGCATTTCTAACCAACACGATGAAGGAGCATCAAATGGCTGAGAAAATTTTATCACGAGATAGATTGTGCGAACTGCTAGAAGTTGACACAGAAAATGGCATTTTCACTTGGCGGCACACAATGGGTGGTCGGGCCAAGAAAGGTCAGCAAGCTGGCGCGTTAGGTGCTAATGGTTATGTCTCCATAGGCATTGACCAAAAAGATTTTTTGGCACATCGTTTAATGTGGCTTTATGTATATGGCGCAATCCCTTTGCTTCAAATAGACCACATTGACAGAAACAGAACCAACAACAAACCTATTAATTTACGACTTGCCACACAAAAGCAAAATAGCGAGAACATCTATCGTATAAAAACAAATACATCCGGTTACCGCGGTGTTCGGTGTGAAAGCAGACTTTCCTCAAAACCGTGGTCAGCAACAATCACGCATAACTATAAACAAAAACATCTTGGTTATTATGCAACTGTTGAAGAAGCGGTAACAGCACGCAAAGCTGCGGAAGATTTATATTTCACACACCATATGCCATGATTAAAAAACTAAGTTTTATATTGTTGGCAATAAGTGCATTAACGGCTTGTTTTGAAGACAGGTACCGCTATATTTGTCAGAACCCCGACAAGTTTGATCTTCCCGAATGCCAAAAGCCAAAGTGTTTATTCACGCAGACTTGCCCCGAGTATCTAGTCGCCCCTATCTTGACAAACAAGATTGAACCGCCCAAAGTTGAAAAGGCCGATGATGACAAAAAATAAATACACACCCGAAGATTTAGAAGTCCGGATATGGGGCTTTGTGGTCGTGATGATTACGATCATTCTTTTCGGCATCGTCTTTGCACTGCTCTATAGTGTTACTTTCGTAGTACAACCTATCAAGAGTATGGCCCCGATAGATCAAGCCTACACAAAGATGCTGAACGACATTGTTCTTCTCATTGTTGGCGGCATCGGTGGAATCGTTGGTAAACGGGCTGTAGGGTCGATAAATAACGCAGTAAGCCCTACCCCAACAGTTTCAACGCCTTCTAGCCCACCTATAACGCCTCCTACGCCATCAAACGCTTTGCCCGTGTGGGTCAATCCTCCGCTTGATGAAAGTTGGGTTCCCCCACCTCCCCCCACTACCCCACCCCAACATCTAGAGGCTGATTCAGTGCGTGAAGAAATCGCTGCTGCTCGGCATGAGGTGAAGAATGGTTAACCCATACTTCATCATTGGGGCGATGATTGCTGTGGGCGGTGCTTACGGCTACGGGCATCATGTTGGATGGGGAGACCGTGACGCTGAAATGCAAATCGAGATCTCCAAAAAGAACGATGAAGCAAGAGAGAAAGAGCGCGAACTTGCCCAACAACTGAATGACCAATCAACCAAACTGTCGGAGGCCAATAATGTCATTAATCAAAAGCAGTCTAGTCTTGATCGCGCTATTCGTGATGGTCGGTTGCGCCTCCAAACCACAAGTTGCGTACAAGCCACCACAAATGCCCCCACTCCCACCGGAGATAGCCCAAAAGAGAGAAGTGAACCTAACCGACCGGTTTATGAAACTTCTGACTCCGACCGAGCAACACTCGCAGCAATCGCCGAAATCATCGCCCAAGGCGACAGAAACACGGCCCAACTAAATTCGTGCATTTCTGCTTACGAGAAAGCAATGGAGATCATCAATGGTAAACGCTGACCAACTAAAGAAACTCCATATTGGGGCTGAGTGGGTTGATGCACTCAATGAGACCTTTGTTAAGTTCGGCATTAACACCAAACGCCAACAAGCTGCCTTTATCGGTCAGTGCGGACACGAGTGCGGACACTTCAAGACATTGGAAGAGAACCTTTTCTATAGGGCTGAGACGCTAATGAAGCTGTGGCCTAAGAGGTTTCCCACTTTGGACTTTGCTAATCAGTACGCACGAAATCCTAAGAAGATCGCCAATATGGTCTATAGCGGTCGCATGGGCAACCGTGATGAGGCAAGTGGGGATGGGTATCGGTTTCGCGGTAGAGGCTGCATTCAGTTGACCGGACACGCTAACTACTTCCATGCCGGACAAGCACTCGGAGTAGATTTTGTGATGGAACCCGATCTAGTTGCCACACCTAAATACGCTGCACTCACTGCCGGATGGTTTTGGTCTACGCATGATTGCAACCGTCTCGCGGAGGAAGCGAATTGGACGGCTCTCACAAAGAAGATTAATGGTGGCGTGATAGGGTTTGACGATAGGATTAACCACACCAATCAAGCCTTATCGGTCTTGTGACGCTTGACCATTCTGAGGACATTCTCATGTGATATGAAGCGATGCCCGTTATAGCACTCCCTTCGTCTGACAAGCATATTCTCCTCAGTTTTGGTGTGTTGAACAAACGAGATTGCTTTGCACTCGGGACACTTCATGCCGGAGTTATTGGTACTCTTAGGATTCATTGAGGGCAAGCCAAACCATAAAACAGATACAAAGAACAGATAGTGCGATTCCTAAGAACCCCAAAGCAAAGATAGTAAATATCGTCTCGATCACATCACACCCCTCATTTCCCAACCCAATAAAAAATAATTCCACCTTGTTGTCATATTGGCATTTGTGAACTTCTCACCGTCCCATTCAAGTTCTGATTCAGCATAGCCTTTACCCGTCATGAGGGCAATAAAAACTTGTCGTGCTTTCATGTGCTCTCCTTGAGTTTGGCTTCAAACAAACGCAACACCATTTCACGGAACAACAGGCGGTCTTGACTGTGTCGATATGCGTTAAACAAATGCTTATCATCCATATCTTTGATGGCTATCTCACGCCCGTCTTTTGTTGTCCATACCTCTGTGCGAAAGGTGCGTCTTGCTTCTTCTATTTCCCATGCGCGTTCTGCAAGTTGCATTTTTGCCTCGTAGTCATCGTATGAATCGCTCATGCGCCCTCCTTTGGTGGTGTACAAGTGTGAATGTCCTTGGTGCGTTTACCGCATCGTGAGCAGAAGTTCTGCTCTGTGCGCTGTGGTGGCTGAGGCTGTGTTGTTCTTGCTGTACCAACATGGCGGTCTTCGCCCCTTAAATAGCGTCCTACATTCATGCGTTCTCCTTTGGTGGGTAGTTGTTGCTACTGCAAGCCACACACTCGTAAAGCACCTTTGCTTTGCAATCGGGGCATATAGGCTCTTGCTCAATCTCTTGACCAAGGCGCTGCACTTCGCTCATAGCGTGTTCTGCCAATGCTTTTTCAATGGCGGTGATGGCCTCTGCTGTTCCGCATGGCTCACCACCATGACACCATTTCAACGCCTCAAGCGCCATCTTCATGGCCTTTAATTGTTGTGGTGTCATGTGTTCCCCCTTGCTTCGATTGCCTCTATACACGCCGCAACAGCATGACGCTCCTTAAAACTTGACAATGGTTGCCCAGTGGCATATTTAGAAGACAAAAAAACTTTGAACAACTTTTTGCACTCTTTCACACACCTCTCACGCTCTATTGCTGTGGCTTTTTCTTCAACCAATGCGGCAAATTCTTCAGCCGCCTTTTGCCAGTCTGGGTGTCGAATTGGAAAGCCAACCTGCTTTGCCAACGCAATGATCTCATCAGGTGTCATAACTTCACTCCTTCATACCAACCCTCGACATACATTTCGTGGAACCCCCAAGCGAATAGCCAAGTCCAACTGAGTGGCTTATTGTGTGGAAATGTTATTTGTGCCATGTGCAAACAAAAATCTTTATTTGGTGGTCTCATCGCTTCATTCCTCTGATGTACACAGTAAACGATTGAATCGTGTCTTTTCCAAAGGCCAACGAGCATTTCTCAATGTGTTGGGCAACTTCTTCAATCACTTCGTTTCGCGCATTGGTTTCGGCGTATCGGATTATTTGGTGTTTGCGCGACCCTTGAAGTCCCCAATCGCCTTGTCTGCGACTGAGTTCTTCAAACGCTTCATCTTCCGGACTCAAAACCCAATATCCTCATCTGCGGGTAAGCCTTCATACTTCGGCTCTTTGGGTTTAGGGTCGTTCATGTATGCCCAACCGTCCCACCCCGCATAAATAGGCATTACATCGAGTTTCAGCATAGGGCCGTTCTTTGTGTCGATAACAGACCCAATGCGGATGTATCGTTTCTTTTCTTCGCCCTTTGCGTTGGTATAAGAACCCGCAACAACTGTGATTTCTTTAAGCAGTGCCATTTTTTTCTTTCATTAAAAGTTCAAGTTTTTTGTCAAGATCAGCGAGAAACTTCACCACTTCGGCATCCATTTCGCTGATTAGCTTCTCGTCTCTCTCGACTCGTTTGGTGAACATTTCCAACCCTTTTAGTCTTGGGTCAAAGGAAACGAAATCACACCATTCTTTACCCGTACACCTAAGCTGAAACTGAATTTGCTTGATGTACTTTGAGGGCACTGTTTTTGACAATAGAGTGTCGATGTGGGTGGAGGTGTTGGGACACTTGATCTCGATGATTCCATTGCCCACAATCCCATCGGGTGAGGCTCCAGCCATTTCAATGTCCGGATGTGGAATAAACCCCACTTGCTCAACCAATACAGAATTCACCATTTCATAGTGTGCTCGTGCCAATGGCTCAGTCTCTGTGCCCCACTGCATAGCCGAGTTGGTGAATGAATCGGCTTTCTCACCCGTCAACCGTTCACAAATGAGTTGGGCCATGTAGTCGTCCCGTGACGCACCATACCCACCCGTTTTAAGTTTTGCCATCACATCTGAGACGCGAGAGGCCGTTACCTTACCCAAACGGGCGGCAAACCATTCCGGTGTACCTTGTTCCATTACAGACTCGCTTTCTTCAAGTCTTTGGCAATGATGATGGCATTCTTTGCGGCGGCATCATGTCCGGCTACCTTGATGGCCTCAAAGTAAGCTACCTTTAATTCTTCCTCTGTGGTAGCTGCATCAATGGAAGCGATTAGCGGGGCAATGAGGACGGTCTTTGGTGCGACTGAATGGGTATGGGCATCGGCATCGTTGTCGGCTTCTGTGGGGATGCTAAAGGCTTGAAACGCTGCATATTTGTAAGCTGCTGACATAGCTTTGTTGGTGGCTTTGTCTCCGCTGTCCATTGCTTCACCAAATGTCTTGACGGTGTGCTTTGACCCATCTTCTGCTGAGACAAAATCAAACTCAACCTCAACAGTCACATAAAACAATGCGCCACCCGACTTGCTTGATCGCTCAACACACTCACGGGTAAGAACACGGGGCAGAATACAAAGGCTGTGCTTTGCCAATAGGGGCGCAATGGCGTTATACACATCATCAATGCCCCTAAAGTTATATCCGCTGCCCTGCATATTCCTACGGTCTTTTGTGATGCCTACCGATGACAATTCTGATTGAACAGCGTTAATGGCTTTGTAAACTTTCATTTGGAATCCTTTGCAATGAGTTCGGTTTGTAGGGTTTTGATTTCGTCACGGGCGTTGTCGATGTGGTTGACCAACACGCGAATGTGGCCTTCCAACATCTGAATGCGGTAAAGCAGTCGTTCAGCTAGATCGATCTGAGGTTCGCGGTATAAAGTCTCTGAGGTTTGTTTGACAGAATTGATGATGTAATCAGCGTCCATTAGGGTCTCCAAATAAAACAGTCAAGGGCAATCACGATAAGGGCGATGAGGCTCACCACACGAGCTACCTTATCGGCAATGGTCAGACGGGCGACATGAATCTCAATGCAAGCCCCGTTCTCCATACTGTTGGGGAATGCTTCGGTGAATGTGCGGGGGAATTTGGTTCTATTAAGCATGGAAGTCCTCAATCATGGCGATGTGGTGTTTCTTGATTTGCGAGTAGATCAGTGCTTGATCTGCTGCGGTCAGTTCGTAGGTAACTTCGGTTCCGGCAGGTTCATCTTCAAAATCTTCGGTGGTGTATGCAAACCAATCGTAGACTTCGGAGAGGCCAACAGAATCATCGGCTTCAAAGTAGTCAAACTCGACCAAAAGATAACCGAAGTCGATTGAGTGGACTTCGGTGGAGTAGGTTAGATTTTTCATTTGCTTCCTAATAGACCCTATGCGTTGTGCTGGGGAATGACTGCATCTTAAACCTACATCTAGTAATTATCATTAGGACTTTCCCTAATGTGTGAAAATACAACATCTAGCACAATGAATCATGTTTCCGCATTGCTTTCCCTCTGAACAGCAGTATCGTGAGTGGGTCAATTACGCCAAAATCGTAGCTGAACCCGTCAATATCTGTGAGGACTGCACAAAGGATTTTCAGATGGAAATGCTCTTAGAAGAACGGTGCAAACCCTCCCCGAAGTGGTGGATTGGCAAACGCGAAGGACAAACATGAAAGCACTCGTAGGAATTTGGTTCGCCCTTTCTGTCAGCATGGCATGGGCATCATGCACTACTCACACATACATCATGAACGGTCGTATGGTGACTTGCACGACTTGCTGCTTTGCTTACGGCAATTGCACAACAAACTGTTTTTAGGGTGTTGACACACACAAAAGAAATGTGTGTATAATCCAATCATCAACGGCTTGGTAACCCGTTGAAGTTCTCTAACAACGCTACTCGCAAACCCATTGGTGAGCGGGCTTCGTCAAAGCTAAGGGATTCCGGTTAGAGCGGGCCTTTATGCGGCAACCAAGCCTAAAGCTCGTTCACCAATGGGTTTTTTGCTTTTTTGCCCCTACTCGTCAGGGCGCGTCAGCTAATGGTCTGAATGGACTGAACCCAAGAAACACCGCACCCATCTCACCCGTGGGCAAAAGGCGAACAGCGTTAGTTGAGCGACTGTTAAAGCATTTGGTACACGGTGGAACAAGGCCAAATGTATAAGCGAATCAACTCGTCAAGCGCACTTGGGCTGAGACTGTTTTTTGAAAGCATTAAGATGAATTTAGGAACAGATCGAAAGCTGGAGCGGGAAGGATAGTCACTCTATCCACCCTTGTAGGAACTATGGAGAAAACAAAAATGCAATTATTCGAAACGGGATTCGACAGATTTTGGTCAGCATGGCCTAAAAGCCCCCGCAAGGGTGGAAAGTCAGAGTGCTTAAAAAAATGGCAAAAGTTCTATTGTGAGACTTGCGCCGATCAAATCATTAAACATCTTGAGTGGATGAAAACAACAGACCAATGGCGCAAAGATAACGGGGCATTCATTCCCGCACCTTTGGTCTACCTCAATCAACAAAGATGGGACGGGGCAGAGATACCCGACACAGCCCCCAAAGCAGACCCCGCACTAGAGAAGATCAAAGCCGACATTGAGAGGGCTGCACCAATGCCTAGCCACATCCGCGAGCGACTTGCTCAACTGAGGGGTAAAGCATGACCAAAGAACAAGCACACGCACTGCTCAACTTTGTGAAGTTGGGGTTTGCAATCCCCACATGGCGAATCAACAAAGCACTGACCATCACGGGGGACTTGAATGCTCAACGAGTTAGCCGACCATTACGCGACATTGGCGATGACGAAGGGCTGGACAGAGTACACACGCCATCGGGTGAAGGAACTACGCGATTCGAACGATATGTGGAAAGAATTACCCCGCATGGTGAAGGAGCGCATTGATGGACATAAACACGCCGAGAGGGAAAGAATCGCTCAAAGCGGAGGCGAGAGCAATGGCGATATTCGCTAAACACTTTCCGGATTACGAGTATTGCGAAACACCAAAGGACAAACCCGCAGACATTGACGCGATATTGATAAAACAAAATCAAATCATGCGGGTGGTCGAAACCAAATGCAGAGACTTGACCATTGAGGAATTTATCGGAAGATTTAATTATCAGTGGTTGGTGACATTTGACAAACTCGAAAAAGGAAAGCAAATCGCAAAAGCATTATGTGTCCCATTCACCGGATTTTTATATTTGAGTCAATCTGAGATTTTGCTTGTTCAACAAATATCAAATCACATTGGTTATGTGCCGGAGATAACGATTTTCCAAACAGCAACACAGAAAAATATAAACGGTGGACAGATAATCAGATCAAACGCTTATATCGACATGAGCAACGCGACTCAATTAAAATGATTCAAATATTTTTCACTGTCCCACAAGTCTCCGGAAAAGGTAGGCCCCGCTTTGCACGACAAGGAACCTTTGTCAAAACTTACACCGATGCAAAGACTTTGACCTACGAGAAGTCAATACAGACCTATGCTAAACAAGCGATGGGGTCTACAAGCCCTCTAATCGGGGCTGTAGCGGCTTATCTTCACATCGGAATACCCATACCGCCATCCTATTCAAAAACGCGCCAAAAGGCTTGTATTGAAGGACTCGAACGACCGACCAAAAAGCCCGACATTGACAACATTGTGAAAGCTGTATTGGATGGCATGAATGGCATCGTGTATCTTGATGACAAACAAGTGGTTGATTTGCACTTGACAAAGGTATATTCTTCAAAAGAGGGGATAGATATTATGGTGAAAGAAATATGAGACACGACATAGATTGGCATAAAGTACACGCAAAGGTCGGTCAGAAAATACCGGTATATCCTTTTAAACACACTGTTGAACCATTTATAGGTGTGGTTGAAAAAATCACCATCAATAAATATGGTCGTATCAGTTATGTTGTAAATGGTAAAGATGTATTTGCAGAGGAATTATTGCCAGCCAAAGGGCAAACAAAATTGAAAATGAGGGCAACATGAACATCACTTTATATAACCCCCAACAAGGACACGCAGTTTTAAAAGACTTGTGGCCTAAGATCAAAGCCACATTGATGACGGGACAGAAGCTGCGGATTGAAATAAAACAATCGCGGAGAAGCGCAGAGCAAAACGATATGTTTCACGGCATCATCCATAAAATATATATTGCTATGAAGGGCGCGGGTTCAAAATGGACTGCGGACGATTGGAAACGATTATTAATAGACCAATGGGCACATGAGACTAATCGCAAGATCGGAAAGGTAGCCCCGTCACTTGATGGCGAACGGGTGGTGCAATTGGGGTTGCAGTCTCACAAATTCACGATTGAGGAAGGAAGCGAGTTCATTGAATGGCTGCTTGCATGGGCGGCAGATAAGGGGATTAATCTATGATTCACTATCATGGAACACCCATAACCCCTATGAAGGCCATAGAGACAATGGGCGGCAAGCATTTTTGTGTGTCCTATGCCCGACCGGATGACTTGCAAAGGTGTTTGCGTTTGGGACAGTCTCTAATGCTGGACAACGGCGCATTTAGCGCCAAAACTCGCGGATTGCCCTTTGACATTGATGGATTCTATAAATGGGTTGAACCTTTGCTAGTACATCCACATTGGGCTGTAGTGCCGGATGTGATTGATGGGACTGTTAAGCAACAGAAGGAAATGGTCAAAACATGGCCTTTCCGCAAAGAGTTTGGCATTCCCGTTTGGCATTTGGGCTTGCCAATTGCATACTTGCTTGAACTGTGTGACACATGGGGACGGGTCTGCTTTGGGTCAGCTGGCGAGTATTGGCAGATTGGAACTACCAAATGGTGCGGCAAGATGGACGAAGCATTTAACGCTATGACAAACACCTTTGGGCGGCAATTGCCTTGGGTGCATGGATTAAGGATGTTGGGTCTATCTGCTGGCCCGTGGCCTTTGGCTAGTGCTGATTCAACAAATGTAGCTGTCAATCATTCCGGAAAAATGGAGTGTGCTGGCTGCATGGCAAAGAGGATAGATTCCACCAACCCCCCAACCCTTTGGGAAGCAAAACCGTTACAGGAGATTTTGATTTGATTTACCCCGCAATTTACATTTCTGCACTTGTCGTAGCCAATTTGTTGGTGGCATGGCTCGGGCCGTGGTTTAGTCCTATAAACGCCTTTGTTCTCATTGGATTGGATTTGTCATTGCGAGACAAACTACATGAACAATGGGAAAACGACAGACTTATCATAAAGATGGGAGGTTTAATTGCTGTGGCTAGCGTAATTTCCTATTTTCTCAATCCGGCAGCGGGGTCGATTGCTTTGGCATCATTTGTAGCTTTTGCTCTTTCAATGATTGCCGATACCATTGTTTATCATTATTTGCGAAATAAATCATGGGCAATTCGATCAAATGGGTCTAATGTTGCTGGTGCGGCGGTGGACTCGGTGACATTCCCTACTATTGCTTTTGGTGGGTTGATGTTGGAAATTGTGGCTTTGCAGTTCTGTGCAAAGGTTTGTGGTGGGTTTCTTTGGAGTAAGTTTTTCAAAAGGAATTGATGTAGGATAGAGGTGTTGGTGTAAACGGTTTGGCTCCGTGGGACTTCCGTTCAGTTGCGCCCAACCCTGCCATAAGGGAGACACCAACCAACACGCATGGGGACTGCCAGCCACAGGTAGCCAATTGAGGCTTCTTGCTCGTTGGACAAACAGTCTCCAGCCGTGTTGGTGAATGAAGATCCCGCAAAAAGTCAGCGAGCCGTCTGAGCCATGTCGGGGATAAACGGCCCACCAACAACCTATAAGGATGCTCATGGGCTTGATGTTCCCGAAGTACACCTACTATCGAAGCAAGACCCACCTTAAGAATGTGGCATCTTTGCTCTGTCAGCACTGTGGACGGGACGGGTCAGTACAAGCGGCGCACTCCAATTGGTCAGAACATGGCAAAGGCAGAGGGATAAAGGCAAGCGATATTTATACCGCCGCGCTCTGTCAAGACTGTCATCAAGAGCTAGATCAAGGAAAACATCTGTCCAAAGACGAGAGAAAACGCCTATGGATAGAGGCGCACAAGAAAACCGTCTTTACAATGCAGATGTTGGATTTGTGGCCCCGAGACATTGGAATACCATTAGAATATGAGTAACCGATGCTGGTGGTCTTTCCTCCCACAAGTGAACAGTCTGAGGCCGGGGCTTCGGCCCCTCTTTTTTAAGGGTTTTTTATGACCGGACTTTTAGCCCCTGCTGCTGAAATCAGCATCGAGATCAAACAAAGCAAAGCAATGGATGAGGGCGATTCATGCCCCGTTGCCACTCAAGATGTTGAGGCGAACTTGAAGTGTCGCCAAAAAGCGATTGACAAGGCAATGTATGGGCCGATGAACCCCAACGAACCAAATAACGACTATTGGCGCAAGCTGGCAGAGGGTTGGCGTCTTTCTGCTGGTCAAGCAAAGAAATCCACTTGCGGTAATTGCGCGGCATTCATTCAGACCACTAAGATGCTGGACTGCATTGATAAGGGCATGGGTGAGGACACAGACGCATGGGATGTGATTGAAGCGGGTGATTTGGGCTACTGTGAGGTGTGGGACTTCAAATGTGCCTCTAAACGCACTTGCTCGGCATGGATTGTTGGTGGCCCCATTACTGATGAATCGGAAGGTGAAGAATCATGATGAAAATGAAGATGACCCCTGCCGGACAAAAGAAGGTCGGTAAGGTAATGCACGAGTACAAGATGGGTGAACTGCACTCCGGCAAAGGTGGGAAAGTGGTAAAGAACCCTAAACAAGCCATTGCCATCAGTCTGAGTGAGGCAGCAAAGGTCATGAAAAAGAGAATGAAATGAAAGGCTTGTACGCCAACATTCATGCCAAACAAGAGCGCATAAAGGCTCAAAAGGCTGCGGGTGTAAAGCCCGAGCGCATGAGAAAAGTCGGTAGTAAGGGTGCGCCCACTGCGGCTGCATTTAAGGCTGCTGCTAAAACCGCAAAGAAATGATTAAGCGCGGCAAAGAATCATTCTCGGGGTACAACGCCCCAAAGAAAACCCCATCCCACCCTACTAAAAGTCATGCGGTGCTGGCAAAGAGTGGGGATGAGGTAAAGCTGATTCGTTTTGGTCAGCAGGGTGTAAAAGGCTCTCCGGACGGGACAAAGCGCAACGAAGCATTCAAGGCCAGACACGCTGACAACATCGCTAAGGGCAAGATGAGTGCGGCATATTGGGCCAATAAAGTGAAGTGGTGACAAATTGTAACAATCACCAAACCGAAAGGAAGTGATGGACAGAAAACTTGAGTGGCGACAGATCGCTGACTTAATTCCTTACGCAAGGAATGCCCGGACCCATTCTGATGAACAAGTGGCTCAGATAGCGGCAAGCATTAAAGAGTTTGGGTGGACTAACCCGATTCTTGTTGATGGCGAAAATGGCATCATTGCAGGGCATGGAAGGCTTGCAGCGGCTAGAAAGCTTGGAAACACAGAAGTACCCGTCATTGAACTAACGGGGCTGTCTGAGGCTCAAAAACGGGCTTACATACTGGCAGACAATAAACTAGCCCTCAATGCTGGATGGGATACAGATATGCTCATTGAGGAGCTAAAAGAACTCAAAGAGATGGATTTTGATCTTGAGTTGACCGGATTCAGCGACAAAGAAATATCCGACTTTTTGGTTGAAGAAGTGGAGGGGCTAACCGATGAGGATGCCATTCCCGATGTGCCGGAAGAACCAAAGACAAAATTAGGCGACATTTACCAATTAGGTAAACATCGATTGATGTGCGGGGATTCGTGCAGCCTTACCGACATGGAAAAGCTGTGTGATGGACAGCTTGTGGATATGTGGCTAACAGACCCACCATACAATGTTGCCTACGAAGGCAAGACCAAAGATGCCTTAAAAATTCAAAACGATAGTATGGGTGATGACCAATTCCGTCAGTTTTTACGGGATGCGTATGTAACTGCTGATCTAGTAATGAAGGCTGGTGCAGTTTTCTATATTTGGCATGCCGACTCAGAAGGTTATAACTTTCGCGGTGCGGCACAAGATGCTGGTTGGAAAGTACGCCAATGCCTAATTTGGAAGAAGTCGACTATGGTCATGGGCCGACAAGACTACCATTGGAAGCACGAACCTTGCCTTTATGGGTGGAAGGAAGGCGCAGGACACCTTTGGGCAACAGACCGAAAACAGACGACCATATTGGAGTTTGATAAACCAAGCCGAAATGGTGAACATCCAACTATGAAGCCCGTAGCTCTTTTTGAATACCAAATGCTCAATAACACTAAAGGCGGTGACATTGTGCTTGATTCCTTTGGTGGAAGCGGAACAACATTATTAGCTGCTGAAAAAAATGGACGCTATGCCCGACTGATGGAGCTAGACCCCAAGTATTGCGATGTCATAGTAAAGCGATGGGAAGACTTCACGGGCAAAAAGGCTAAGTTAGTAAGTGCTGACGCCGAACTTTCGGAATTAGAAACGGTGTAATCATGCAGGGAAAACAACACATTCCAACTGAGGAAAGCCGGAAACTGGCAAGGACACTAAGCGCGGTGGGGATACGCTTTGAGGATATTGCTGGCAAGCTGGAGATCAACACCGACACTTTGCAAAAGTATTACAGCAAAGATTTGGCAGACGGTCGGGTAGATGCAAACGCGAGTATTGGCAAAACCCTATATGAGCAAGCAAAGAACGGGAACACCACAGCAGCTATCTTTTGGCTGAAAACACGGGCAGGATGGAAGGAAACCACTGTTAACGAGATAACTGGCGCAGATGGCGCAGAATTGGTCATTAGATGGGCACCTCCGAGCGTTCCATCGTAATCCCCTACTCCCCAAGAAAAGAGCAATTGCAGATTCACACTCTGCTAGACGCTCACAGATTCGGGGTGGTGGTGGCCCATCGAAGGATGGGAAAGACGGTAAGCGCGATCAACCATCTGATTAAAGATGCGGTGACTAACCAAAAGGAAGCACCGAGATACGCTTACATTGCTCCAACATACGGGCAAGCAAAGCGGGTGGCATGGGACTACCTCACGAAGTACGCAAGACCGTTAGGCGGTACAGAGAACATTTCCGAGTTACGGGTGGACTTTTGGAACCGTAGGATTCAGCTATACGGGTCAGACAATCCCGATTCACTGCGCGGACAGTATTTTGATGGGGTGATTCTTGACGAGATTGGCGACCAAAACCCAAAGATATGGACAGACATAATCCGTCCGGCATTGGCTGACAGACTCGGATGGTGTCTCTTTATCGGTACTCCAAAGGGCCACAATCACTTTAAAGACCTCAGAGATCGGGCAGAAACAGAGGACGGGTGGGGACTTTTAGAGTTCAAAGCCTCCCAAACGCAAGTCTTGAGCGAGACCGAACTCAAGGCGGCTCGGGTCGAAATGGGGGACGACAAGTACCTACAAGAGTTTGAATGCTCGTTTACCGCTGCGGTAGAGGGGTCGTACTACGGTCAGTTATTGAACGATTTGGACGAAAAGAACCACATTCAAGAGTTTCCCCGTGATGACCTTTGTAAGACAGTGGCGGCATGGGACTTGGGAATGGGCGACTCGACAGCGATTTGGGTGGCTCAGATAGCGGGTTCGGAAATCCGGCTGATTGACTTTTACGAGAACAACGGGGTCGGACTCGACAATTATGTGAATTGGTTAAGGCATAATGGATGGGACAAAGCCGAGCAAATCCTACCCCATGATGTTCAAGTGCGGGAACTCGGAACGGGAAAAAGCCGCATGGAGGTATTAACCGATGCGGGATTAAACATTCGGGTTGCCCCGCGCATGGGGGTCGATGATGGAATCCAAGCAGTGCGAAGGCTACTCCCGCGATGTTGGTTCAATGTGCCAAAGGTCAAACAAGGACTAGACGCACTCAGAAACTACCGGAGGGATTACGATGAAAAGCGCAAAATCTTTTACGAGCGACCACTTCATGATTGGAGCAGCCATGCTTCTGATGCTTTTCGCTACTTGGCAATCGGTCTAAACGAAACCTCCGGCTGGTCAAAGATGCCCACTCAAAATGTGAAATGGATTGTGTGATGGACGAAAACAAACTCAAATCAATCATTGATGCGGAGATTTCCAACAGTCTCGGCTATTTGGAGACCGAAACCACTGAACAGCGTAGGGAAGCACTGCAAGCCTATTTGCGGCAACCTTACGGCAATGAGGTAGAGGGCAAGTCTCAGATTGTCACGGGTGAGGTAGCAGAGGCCGTAGACGGTTCTTTACCGTCATTGGTGCGTATCTTCTCGGCAAGCGATGAGGTGGTGAGGTTTGAACCCCGCGGCCCAAATGATGAGGCCGGAGCAAAGCAAGCCACTGAGTATGTGAATTGGGTATTCAATCGTGACAACGAAGGCGTGATTATTCTGCACGATTGGTTCAAGGATGCGCTTCTCCAAAAGGTCGGGGTGGTCAAAGCCTATTGGGAAGATAAAGAAGATGTCATCAAAGAAAAGTACCGCGATCTAACTGAGGACGAACTCGCCATGCTGATGAGCGATGGCACTATGGAGATCGTTGAACAAGACACACAAGAATTCGATCAGATGACCCCAATGGGGCCTGTAAAGGTCAAGATTCATGCTGTGACCGTCTCAAAGAAACAAAAGACGGGCCGTGTGGTGGTCGAGAATGTACCTCCCGAAGAATTCCTAATCTCTAAGAAGGCGCGAAGGATTGAAGGTGCGCCATTCGTTGCCCACCGTAAGCTGATGGTTCGCAGCGACTTGATCGCAATGGGCTTTGATGCTGACATTGTGGATGGGCTTCCTTCTAGTGACTCACTGACCTACACGCCGGAGCGACTCGTTCGGTTCTCTAATGGTGAGCAACCGGATGACTCCACAAGCATGGATGACTCGATGCAGAGTGTGGAAGTGTTTGAGTGCTACCTACGGGCAGACATGGACGGTGACGGTATCGCTGAACTGCGACAAGTGTTCTATGCTGGCAACGAGATTCTTTCAGATGAAGAATGCGACTATGTGCCATTCCACTCGATCTGTCCGATTCCAATCCCGCACAAGTTTTTCGGTCAATCATTGGCTGACCGGACGACAGACATTCAGCTACAAAAGACCACTATTACCCGTCAGATTTTGGACAACCTCTATCTGACAAACAATGCTCGTGTGACTGCGGTTGACGGGCAAGTTAACTTAGATGACTTGCTGACTGCTACTGCGGGTGGAGTGGTGCGGATTAAGTCTCAAGGCGCTGTGCAACCATTACAAGTGCAACCCGTTGCTGGACAAGCATTCCCGATGTTGCAGTATCTTGACTCTGTGGCCCAAAAGCGCACCGGAGTGACAGACGCTTCCCAAGGGCTAGACCCCGCTATTTTGCAGAATGTGACTGCTGCGGCTGTGGCATCGATGCAAGCTGCTGGTGCGGGTAAGGTCGAACTGATCGCACGAATCTTTGCGGAAACGGGTGTTAAGTCTTTGTTTAAGGGGATTCTGCATCTTCTTTGTAAGTATCAAGACAAGCCCCGCATTGTGCGGATGAGAGGCAATTATGTGGCCTTTGACCCGCGAGAGTGGACGAATCAGTACGATGTGGACATAAATGTTGGTCTCGGTGCTGGAAACCGTCAAGAACAGATGGCGATGCTTCAAATGGTCTTGCAAAAACAAGAACAAGTATTGGGACAGATGGGGCCATCTAACCCATTGGTCAGCATTGGTCAGTATCGCAACACGCTCGGTCGGATGGTGGAAGCGGCAGGGTTCAAGGATAGCGCAGAGTTCTATAAAGCCATTCCTCCGGAACTCGATCAGCAATTGAGCAACCCACAACCGCAAGCACCGCAGATGACTCCGGAAGCACAAGCGGCAATGGCAAAGGCTCAAGCGGACATTCAGAACCAACAGATGAAGGCACAAGCTGATATTCAGTTGGCAAGGGAGAAAGCTGCTGCTGATTTGCAGTTACAGCGCGACAAGTTCCAAGCCGAAATGTTGTTCAGAAAGCAAGAGTTTGAAGCAGAGGCCCAATTGAAAGCAATGAAGGTAGGTGCAGGGATTACCTCAAACATTGAGATTCCGGGGTAATCATGCAAACATCATTGGGGAATTGATATGGCAAAAACCTTATACATATATAACCCAGCAGATAATACGATATCTAAAGATGGAGTAACAAGACCATACTTAGGTGGTGTTGGATTTGATGCGCCTACAGTTCAAAGTGGTGGCGGTGGATTATTTGGAGGTATTAGTGATGCTTTTACTAATGTTTTCCAACCCGTTGAACAATCAGTTAATCAAAATCTAGCTCAACTAGACAAAGATTTAAGCCTATCTGAAAACGCCCCGTTATTGGCGGCAATCGCTGTCAGTGTGGCTATGCCGGGGGTTGGCTCTGCCATTGGTCAACAGATGATAGCGGCGGGTTTGCTTCCGGCTGCTACCTCTGCTGCTGTGGCTACTGCAATTGGGACGGGTGTGGCTAATGCTGCCCTACAAGTGGCACAAGGCAAATCAGCGGAGGATGCTTTAAAGTCTGCTGTAGTCGGTGGAGTGGCGGGTTTTGCGGGTGGTCAAGTTGGTGACTATTTAGTAGCTGACCCCGGCGCGGTAAAGAACTTTGTCTCAAGCACTGCGGCAAACATGGTGGCGGGTAAAGACCCCGAGACTGCTGCTAAGACTGCTCTTGTCCAAACTGGCATACAAGGCACAGCGGATGTAATCTCTACCGCACAAGCGGCTAAGTATCTTGAGAATCTTCCTACTCCCGATTACTTGAATGCTGGCCCCGCACCAACAAGCGAAGATGTAATGAAGTTATTTCCGGAGACTAATCCGGCAAACATTCAAGGCCCACCGGAACAAATTGATACAACGCTGCTAGACTTAACAACAGCACCATCTACGCCAACCACACAGACATACACCTATGAGGATGGAAGCACCTTAACGGTTGATGAAAGCGGTGGTGTAGTTGGTTATACAGATGCAACCGAAACCCCATATAAGGGGCCGGTAGAAACACCGTCAAGCCCACTCACGAAGTCTCAGATTGAGGGGATGATTAAGGTCGGTTTGATGGTTGCTGGAGCAAGCCAAGCAAGCAAGGCAGTGCAAGATGCCATATCTAGCGGTGGTGATGCGCCTCAAGGCGGTTTCCCATTCACTCCGAGCGACATATCCGGATGGGCAAGCCCCACCTACACACAGACCTTTCAAGGCCCGATAGACCTAAACTCACTGTTTACCACCGACAATCTGTTAGGCGGCACTCAATGGGCTGGACTGCAAGGCAACCAATTCGCCAATATCCCGCAAGTATCAATGTCTGATTTCATATCGAGTATCCAAAATGGAAAAGTTTGAACTTGCCAAAAATCTGCTGTCCGATGAATTCTTCTTAGAAGAAATGGAAGCATTAAAGCAATCTGAATTGCTGAATATAGTTAACTCTGCGCCGGAAGATATTGAAGCGCGAGAACTTGCATATTTAAAAATTCATGCTTTACAATCAATTAAAGGCCACTTTGAATCAATCGCATCTACGGGGCTAATTGTGAAGAAGCGGTGGAAGATTTTGTAATCGTTGATTACACCGTGGCACTCGGTAAGTGCTGACAAAATGGGTTAGAAATGAGTGATAACACGGCTCCGCAAGGAAGTGAATCGCTGAATGTGGAACAAGCTGCTTCTGCATTCTTTGGGTTAATGGACTCTGAACCGAACGCCGAAGGCCAAGTCGAACAGAGTGCAGATTCAGAGAATGAGGATGGCGTTGATTCCGAGTTGGTGGATTCTGAAGAAGTTGAAACAGAGCGAGCGAGCACTTTTCGTGTCAAAGCGGCTGGAGAAGAACGCGAAGTAACTCTCGATCAACTTATTGAGGGCTATCAACTTGGGGCCGACTACACAAAGAAGACCCAAACGCTTAGTGAACAACGCCGTGCTGTGGAAGCAGAACGGTCGAAAATTGACGAAGCAAACAAGGTAAGAGATCAATACGCTCAACGCTTGCAGATGATGGAACAATTCCTAACTCAGCAAACGAAGGGTGAGAATTTGGATGCTCTGAAGGAAAGTGACCCAATCGGGTATGCGGTTAAGGTAGCAGAAAAGCAGCAACGCAATGAACAACTTGCGGTCTTGAAGGCAGAACAACAACGCATTGCTCAACAGCAACAAGCGGAACATTCTGAGAAACTCCAAAGCCATATTGCTCAAGAAAGCCAAAAACTTTCTAGTTCTATACCGGGCTACGCAGACCCAAAGACCGGCGACCAAATCCGCAAGGATATTCGGGACTATGCCAAGTCGATAGGGTGGACAGACCAAGAGTTAGCCAATGTCTATGATTCTCGTGCTGTTTTGAGTTTGTATCACGGTATGAAGTATTCCTCTTTGCAAAAGGGCAAGCCGGAGTTATCCAAAAAGGTAACCGAAGCACCCCGAATGATTAAGAGTGGAGTTTCCCAACCGAGAGACAATCAAGAACAGCACAAAAAAGCAGTAGCGCAATTGCGTAAGACCGGAAAAATCCGTGATGCCGCAAATGCGTTTGAACGGTTCGTTTAACTCAAGGATTCAATCATGGCAACCTATCAAACCTATACCTCCATTGGTCAACGGGAAGACCTTTCCGATGTTGTGTACTCGATCTCACCAACGGACACTCCATTTATGTCGTCCATCGGTAAGGGCAAAGCAACCGCTACCAATCACGAATGGCAAACCGATGCTCTCGCATCTGCCGTTTTGACCAACTTCGCAGTTGAAGGCGACACGGCATCTGATGCCACCATCGGCGTGACCACTCGCGTGGGCAACAAGACTCAGATCAGCCAAAAGACCGTGAAAATCTCCGGCACTTTGGAAGCTGTGGACAAAGCCGGTCGTAAGTCTGAGAAGGCTTACCAATTGGCTAAAGCCTCCGCTGAGATCAAGCGCGACATGGAAACCACTCTGTTGTCAAACCAAATCAGCACGAACGGTTCTTCTAGTTCCGCTCGTAAGTTGGGTGGTTTGCAAGCATGGTTGGCAACCAACTACAGCGGTGGCACTTCCGGCGTTGCTGGTGCAAGCGGCTCAACTGCTCGTACTAACGGCACGAACCGCACCGGCACTGAGGACATTATGAAGGCAGTCATCAAGTCGGTTTATTCCGCTGGTGGCAACCCCAAAGTGTTGATGGTGAACCCCGGACACAAGCAATTGGTTTCGACCTTCACGGGTATTGCTGCTCAACGCTACATGGCTCCATCTGATTCGCCTACCACTATCGTGGGCGCGGCAGATTTATACATGAGCGACTTCGGCACGATTTCTGTGGTTCCCAACAGGTTCATGACCTCCACCAACAACTGCGATGACTCTATGTTCATTTTGGACACTGACATGGCCTCTGTTGCTTATCTGCGCCCCTTCCAAACCAACGAGTTGGCTAAGACTGGTGATGCGGAAGTTACTCAATTGCTGGTGGAATACACCTTGCAAGTGAACAACGAAGCTGCACACGGCATCATCGCTGACATTACTCCCTAAGAGTGAATGCCCCCATGTTTAACCGCATGGGGGTTTTTCTATGAATCAGTTTCGTCAATCTGTTGCCCACGCCGATGGCGATGGCGGCATCATCGTTGAGACACGCCAAGACATAACGGCAAACATCGAGCAAAATCTAAAGGAATTCAATTCCTACGATGAACGCGCAAAGTGGTCGGATGATATGTTTGGCAACAAGGTTGCTTCAATTCCTTTAACGGTGATTGATGACCTCAACGCAAAAGGCATCATGCGCGGGTTTGCAGTGGTAGACCAAACACGCATGAAACAATGGCTGAACAGTCCGGATAATCGATATTTCCGAACGCGACCGGGGCAAGTATGAGCATTGCTACATTCTCTGAACTAAGTACAGCGGTTGCCAACTATTTGGCCCGTAGTGACTTGACCGATCAGATTCCCGACTTCATTCGGTTTGCAGAACTGAGACTTCGCAGAGAACTCCGCATTCGGCAAATGCTTAAATCAGTAACCACCACTACGACAAGTGGGGATGGAACGGTAGAGATACCGTCAGACTTTCTTGAGGCTAGAGACTTCTATGTAACGGGGAACCCTCCGCAACCATTGACCTATCTGTCTCCATCGGTGTTCATTCGGAACACAGATTCTCATGTTCGCGGTAAACCGTTGAACTACACAATTTTGGCGACTGAGTTTCAGTTAGCCCCAATGCCGGACAACACATATACGGTTCAACTGCTGTATTACTCTGCTCCGACATTCCTATCAAGCGCAAACTCAAGTAATGCGTTTATGGCTAACGCTCCCGATGCTTTGCTTTATGCGGCATTGTTAGAGGCAGAACCATACATCATGAACGATGCACGAATTCAGACATGGGCGACCATGTATCAAAGGGCAATCGACACATTGGTTAGATCGGATGAATCTGCTCAATACTCGGGTGTTCCACTCGCAATGACTTTATCAAAGAGGTAAAAAATGGCTGCAATGTCCAACTATCTTGAGAATGCTTTAATCAATGAAGTACTCCGCGCAACTGGCTACACAGCACCTACAACTGTCTATGTTGCACTGTTTACGACTGACCCTACAGATGCTGGTAGCGGTACTGAGTGCACTGGTACAAGTTACGCTCGTCAGTCTGCTACTTTTGCTGCTCCCTCTAATGGTGCTTCTAGCACTAGTGCAGATATCAATTTCCCGCAAGCTGGAGGTTCATGGGGAACCATCACCCACTTTGGTATTTTTGACGCTCTTACTACTGGCAATCTGTTGGTACATGGTGCTTTGACCACTTCCAAGACAATCGACACGGGCGATGTGTTCAAAATCGCTAGTGGTTCACTGACTGTCACCTTTGCGTAATGGCAGATGTTTGTGGCCCATTCACGCTTGAACAGCTAGATCTATTTGGGAGCATCGATAGTCTAGCCTTCTCGCTTGATTCAACCGTTTGGACTGATGCAAATGTCTGCATCATTGAAGCGGCGGCATCCGCATCGGGTGCAGGGTCAGTCAACGCAGTACCTGTAGCAGTATTGGCGGGGGCATCGTCTGTTAGTGGTGACGCACAAACGCAGATTACTTACATTCGCGTAAGGAACTCAAGCGCATCTGTCAGCGGTGACGCATCATCTACTTCCGACTCACAAGTCACCTATGTTTCGAGTGCATCGATTACGGGGCTTGGAACGGTCTCGGGAGACGGGGTAAGGGTAAGGTTAGGCTCGGGTTCAATCAGTGGCATAGCGACCGTTATAGCGGCTGGAACCGGCATCTTCTCAAGCGGTGCATCAGTCTCCGGCTCTGCTTCGATTGTTGGTGACGGGTTTAGGGTTAGACAAGGCGCGGCTAGTTTGTCCGGTGCGGCTACGGTCTCGGCTGCAGCAATCAGAATCCAAACCTCAAGTGGTGACATAAACGGTACTGCTACGGTCTCGGCTCTCGGTGGGTTGGTCTCAAGTGCTGCGGGTATTCTGAACGGGATAGCGACTTTCTCGGCTGTGCCAACTGCGACATTTCAAGCACAAATGTCGATTAGCGGGACAGTAACGATTTCTTGCATTGGCATCCGATTGGGTGACAATTGGTCAAATGTCGCGGCTGATACAAACACATGGACAGATGTTAGTGTTGGTGGGAATACATGGACAACCGTAACCGCTGACGCGAATACATGGACAGATGTGGGAACATCGGGAAATACATGGACAGACACTTCAACGGGTTCAAATGATTGGTTAAGGAATGGATGATGCCTACTCAAAGAATCGCATTAGGTGAATGGTTACCCGATCAACCGGGGTTGACGGGGGCATTAACTGTTGCAAAGAACTGTTATCCGGTGACTGCGGGATACGGGGCTTTCCCATCTGAGGCCAACTTCTCGGCTGCGGCTGCGGAGGATTTGACCTCAATCATTTCTGCCAAAGACCAAAGCGGCACGACAAAACTCTTTGCTGCTGGCCTACACAAAATCTACACGGTGGATTCTGTTGGGGCTTTAACGGGTGTTTTTAGCTTCACGGGTACATATGCCCAAAGTGGCACGACCACTCTGACGGTGACTTCCATTGCTCACAAGCTGAAAACGGGCGACTCTGTTTACTTGGATTTCACAAGTGGAACGGCTGTAGATGCTCAATTCACCGTGACTAAACTCACTGCGGACACATTCACTGTAACGACCACCTCCGCGACAACTTCCGGCAATGTGACTATCTCGTCTACCTCTTTGGGGTACAACACGGGCGCATCTGATCGGTTTCGATTCACCCTATTCGGCAATCAGATCATTGGGACAAACTTTACTGAGAGGCTACAAGTCTATTCAGCGGATGGTAGTTCGTCATTCAAGAATCTGTCAGACAGTGCGCCAATCGCTAAGTTCATCACTGTTGTTAGAGATTTCGTAGTCTGCGCCCATTTGGACGAGAGTGGCACGACTCGCCCATATCGAGTGCGGTGGTCTGCGATCAATGATGAGACCGATTGGGTTGAGAATGTAAACACTCAATCTGACTATCAAGACATTCCCGATGGTGGACACATCACGGGCATTCGCGGTGGCGAGTTCGGGATTATTCTGTTGGAGAAATCAATCTCTCGGATGAGTTACGCCGGAACACCGTTCATCTTCCAATTTGACAATATCTCTCGCGGTAAGGGCTGTATCGCTGCGGGGTCGGTTTGTCAGTATCAAGGGCTAACCTTTTTCTTGTCGGACGATGGGTTTTATGTCTGTGATGGGCAGAAAGTCACGCCTATCGGTGCTGAGAAGATTGATCGCTTCTTCTTCAATGATGCGAATTTAGACTTGACATCAATGTCGGCGGCGGCAGACCCAATCCGCAAGATGATTATGTGGAATTACCTCTCGACTGATGGCACAAGAAAGCTGATTGTGTACAACTTCACGATTGGCAAATGGTCGTTGATGGAGACCACATCGGATTACATTTCTGACGCTTCAACTGCCTCTGTGACTGTTGAACAGTTGGATTCGATTAACGCTTCGATTGATGCTTTGCCCGTAAGCATGGACTCGGCTCTTTATGCTGGTGGAAAGTATTTTCTCGGCGGTACTGACGGGACACGGGTTATCACATTCACCGGAGCAAACAAATCAGCGGTGTTAGAAACGGGCGATATTGATGCCGGACGCTCGATAGTGATGTTGGCTCGACCTTTGGTTGATAACGGCTCTGCTAGTGTTTCTGTGGCCTCTCGGACGCTTCTAACGCAAAGTCTGTCCTACAGCACAGCGACCGCGGCTGATACTGATAACCGAGTGTCTCTGAGAAGTTCCGGCAAGTACCATCGTTTGCGGATGCAACCAACTGGCGACAATTGGAAAACCGCGATGGGTTTGGATGTTGATGTTGTCCAACAAGGCATCCGGTAATGTTTAGGTTACTTCCTAATTTTGGTGGTGAACCGAGAGCGGTTGCGGAGATTGTCAACGGCATCATGAATGGCAAGACCAACAATGTCGGGATTGTCACGCTTGCCACCGGAGGGGCGACCACTACAACCATCACTGATAGACGCATTGGGGCAGACAGTATCCTACTGTTTACACCTCTCACAGCGGCTGCAAATGTTGATTCTGTGCCTTACGGGGCATTTCAAGACAGTACAGACCAAACAGCGGCAAACACTACAACTGCTTACGCCATCACTTTTGACACGACAGATTATTCAAACGGTGTAACTCTGTCCAACAGTAGCCGATTGAATGTGTCGAATGCGGGTGTGTATAACATTCAGTTCAGTATTCAGTTTAAGAACACGACAAACGACACTCAAGATGTGGATGTGTGGTTTCGCAAGAACGGGACGAACATTGACAAGTCAAATTCTCGGTTTGGTTTGCAAGCTCGCAAATCATCGGGAGACCCCTCGCATTCAATTGCAGCGTTAAACTTCTTTGTCGAATTGGCGGCAAGTGACTATGTAGAGATCATGTGGAGGCCATCGGACACGGGTGTATCAATCGAACATTACACGGCAAGCACAACCCCAACCCGTCCCGCTGTGCCCTCTGTAATTGCTACATTAAGTTATGTAAACACATCATCATCGTTCAATGTGTTTGTCAGTGCAAGGGGTAAGGGAACCGCTACGCTGACACACTTTGCCAATTCAACCGCTGACAAAACATACGGATATGTAATTGTTGGCTGATACAATGACTCTAGTGGATGACCCCGCCGGAGTCCTTTTAATGAAAGGATAAGTCATGGCAACGCAAATGCAGACCTCTACGACCACAACGGCTGTAGACCCCACTATTCAACCATATCTCACTTATGGACTGTCTGAGGCACGAAAGCAATACGAAGGTGGTGGCCCACAGTTCTACCCCGGTCAAGGGTATGTAGGCCCATCCACTGCCACACAAACCGCACTGCAAGCCCTACAAGCAAGGGCAATGGCGGGTAACCCTCTGTTGGGTCAAGCGCAAGGCAATGTAAGTGGGATGCTCGCGGGTGATTATCTTGGCGGTAACCCATTCTTTCAAGGCGCATTCCAACCCGCTGCGACTGCGGCACAAACTGCATTCCAAAAGTCTATTGGTGACATTTCCTCTGCTGCCTCAAAAGCCGGACGATATGGCTCGGGTGCGATGGGTGACCTTCAAAGTCAAGCGGCTGGAACCTTTGCACAAAAACTTGCAGACACTGCGGGTAAGCTCTCTTACGAGAATTACGCTCAAGAACGCCAAAACCAAATGCGAGCACTCGGCATGGCTCCGGGCCTTGCAGAGGCCGACTATGGCGACATAAACAAGTTATTGGGTGCTGGTCAATTGGGTGAGGGTTATCAAACCTCTGCACTGCAAGCGGATATGGCGCGGTATAACTTTGAGCAAAACGCACCTCAGAGAAACCTAACGAACTATCTGAATATGGTTTATGGGTTCCCTGCTGGTCGGACACAGACGCAAACCACACCGTATTACACGAACCCAACCGCTACGGCATTGGGTACGGGTTTGCTCGGACTGAATCTGTACAACGCCGGAAATCAAGCAACCGGAGGCGGATTAACCAATTTCTTCAAGAGTGGGTGGAACACATTGACAAGTGGCTTTGGTGGCGGCTCTCCTGTTAACACGGGTCTATATGATGACTACTCAAGACGCAATGATGTTGATACCAACTTCTAAGGATAATCATGGCACTACTTGATATTTTTGGTACGACTCCTTCCTACTACGGTGGGCTATTGGGTGAGGATGAGTTAAATCGCGTCCGGCAACAAGCCCAACAGCAAGCACTGCAAAACACTGCATTGGCTCTTTTGCAAGCTGGCGCACCAAGCAGAACGCCGGGGAACGAAGCACTCGCCATTGCTCAAGGTCTACAAGGTGGTCAGCAAGCCTACAGACAGACTATGCAAGAGGGTTTGCAAGACAAGATGCAGCAGATGCAGATTCAAGACTATCAGCGCAAACAACAAGAGGCACAAGCGCAAAGAACTCGGCAAGAGCAAATGCGTCAGATGTTCCCGCAAATCTTTACGCAGACTGTCACACCCGAACAGCAAACAATGTACGGGGAATCGGCTCGGGTGGTTCGTGATGATGAAGGCAACTTGATGCCGGGGGCACAGATTACCCCTGCAAAGCGGGAAGTTAATGTAGATATTGACAAGCTAAAAGTCTTGTCTATGCTGTCAAATGACCCGCTGTCTACATTCTTTAACATTGCAGAAAAAGTCCCTGCATTGCGTAAAGCCGGATTTGTCGGCGGTATGCAGCAAGAAAACCCATTCTCTGTATTCTCAAAGGATGAGAGCATTCCCGCACCATTACGGGCTGTGGCGGCTCAATACGAGCGAAGCTATGCAACGGGTCAAATGGATCAAGAAACTGCTGATAAACGGTTGGAGACTATTGGGCAACGGGTTCAGTCTGCTCAACAGTTTGCACAGACACAAGCCGGAATTGAAGGGCAACGAGAGTTTGCAAATCAACTACAGCGTGAATTGAAGGATTTGAAAGCGCAAGGGTTGCAAGATTCCAATCGCTTCAAAGAACTTTCAGCACAAAACACAGCGGCTTTGCTTGATCTCAGACGCTCACAAGAGGCCAACAAGCCGGAAACATTCTCATACGCTCAAAAGAAAGAATTTGATGTTGTAACGAGAGCAAATGAAGAAGCACGAGTAGCGGCTGACAGTGCCGCAATTGCTGATCGTGCTATTCCATTGGTTTCACAAGCCTATACGGGAAGGCTTGAATCTGCATTTAAAAATGTCATTGGTGCTGCTGGTTACTCAACTGAGGCCAAAGATGCCAATGATGCTTTGATGAGACTGCAAAACCAATTGGCTGTAAAAACTCCTAAGTTTAGTGGCCCAACATCAAATGCTGATGCAGCCCGTTACGACAAAGCTGTGGGTGATTTGGCTAATCCGAGTGTGTCCGGAACTGAAAAACTCCGAGCATTGAAAGACATTAAAGAATTGTCAGATAAAGCCAAAAACTACGCCTCACAGCAAGAAAACTATTTCTACCAAAACAACAAGTCGTTGCGCGGGTTTAACTTTGAAGATAATCCATTCGGACGGTAAACATGGCAACCACAAAAGACATTTCTTTGTTGATTCAGCGTCCGGAACTTGCAGACAAGTTTGATAAGGTCTATGGCGAAGGCGCGGCAGCAAAGATTCTTGCTCAAGCCAAACCCCAAAGGAAAGAAGAAAAAGCCGGAAGTTTTGAGCAATACATGGGCGCGGCTACACGGGGTCTTGCGCCCTCTGTTGTTGGTGGTGCAGCCTTAGCCCCACTCGGGCCAATTCCGGCTCTTGTCGGGGCATCTGCTACGGCGGGTGGGGATTTCATCAATGGCTTGATTAACCTCATATTGGCGGGTGGCGAAAAGGTCAGCGGTCAACAAATGCCGAGACTGCAAATGCCTTCTCAAGTCGTTCAAGACTTGATGACACGGGCGGGAGTCGCAAAGCCTACTGATGTTGGCCCACAGTTGGTAGAGGCCGGAATGGGTGCATTGGGTGGCACTGCTTCTCAACTGCGCTCGATGCAACAACTTGCACAAGCTGCACCTTCCATCACTCAAAAGATTGCTCAACAGATGGCACAGCGTCCGGTTGCTCAGATGGTGGTTGCACCTCCGGCGGGTGCTGCGGCTCAATTGACTGCTCAAGCTGCCCAACCGTATGTTGGTGACATTGGTGCTATGTTGGCGGGTATGTTGGGTGGTACTGCGGTCGGTGGTGTTGGAATGGCTGTACCAACTCGGCCCCGTCCCGCACCGAGCATGGCAGAGCAACGGGCAGCAAAAGTGGCGCAGACTGCGGTTGATCTCGGGTTTGAGGGTGAATCAGCGTTAACACCGGCTCAACGGGGAACCAACCGAACGGCACAAATCTTTGAGGGTGTTGTTTCCAATATCCCCGGCAGTGCTGGACAGATGACTAGACGCTACATGACCCAAGCGGATAAGGCAGAGCAAATCCTTAACTCATTGGCGGCTAAGTTTGGCGGTATGCCGGATGCACCCGACACGGCAATGAGTGTGGCGGCGAATGCTGTGCGTAATGCTGTGGGAAAAAATGTGGATGACATTGGGTCAAGCATTCGTGAAGTGGCATCAAAGTCTGATATTCCTCTGAGTGAAGTGCCGAACTTCCAAGATCAGATCATGAAGATTCGTGCGGGATTGAAGTCAATTCCTCCGGCATTCAGACGCGACCCATTGTTTCAAGGGTTTGAAGAATTCTATTTTGGCAAGCCCAATGGCGAATTGGCGGCTAATGTCGAATCGTTCATGACTGAATCCGGAATTAATCGCATGAGTCCTAAGTACGCACAGACTGCGGCACAAGTGCGTAAACAGTTGATTGACAGCGGTATGCCCGAGTTTGAGTTTGAAGGGTACGCACAGAGAGGGTTTATCCCCGGCTCGGATTATCAAGATCAACGGGTTTTGTTTGGTCAACTTGCAGAGGCACAAAAAGGCACAAAGGTGGGTCAAGCATTCCGACAACTGCAAAAAGAATTGGACAATGCGCGAGAAGTCACATTCAAGAATGCCGGTATGGATGATGACCTCAAAGAACTGCGCTCCCTTCGTGCTTCGTATGGTGACGCTCTTGACCTAAAGCAACGATTCTCAACGGCAAAGGATGCTACTGTTGTTCGCTCAATCTCCACAAACGAGAGTCAAGCGGCTAACAATGTGATTCCTTTGTTGGACAATGAAGGAAAGCTAAGACTCGCTCAAGGCGTATTGGCTGACATTAAATTGGAGTCTTTGAGTCCGGCGGGTGATTTGGACATTACCAAATTTGGCAAGACCATCATCAACCGTAACGAACGCTCACCCGCTACATTGCCAAACATCTTTGGAATGGAGGACGCAAGCACGATGATCGGTTTGGCAGATGTTGCACAGACAGCATTGAAGGCAAAGATTGGTAGTTCAATGACTACTGAGCGAACCGGAATGAAAGAAATGCTTACATCCACTCCGGCTAAAGTTGGTGCAGCTATGGCGGGTGGTACTGCTTTGACGGGTGAACCGTTCTTAGGTACTGCATTGGCTCTCGGTACTCCGGCATTGGCAACGAAAGCATATTTGTCACCAACCGTTCAAAGTCTCTATGAGAGAATGAATGTAGTAGACCCATTGCTAAACTACATGAGAGCACCAATCAATCCAATGTTGGAATATGCTGCATCTCCCAATCTTTTGTATTCTGCACCGCAAATCCCGTACATTGAATTGCGCGGAATGGCTCAACCGGACTAAGGACTAATCATGCCAAAAGTAAAAATCAGCGAGTACAGCGCAACCGCTAACTCAAACACAGATGTAGCATCAATCAACATTGATGAGGGCTGCGCCCCGAGTGGCATCAATAACGCCATTCGTGCGGTGATGGGCCATCTGAAAGACTTTCAGCAAGGAACCTATGGAGACCCGTTTAATGGCCCCGTGAATGGTACTGTGGGTGCAACCACTCCGAGTACGGGTGCGTTTACTACGCTGAGTGCATCGTCTACTGTCACCCTGTCCGGCGGCACAGCCAATGGTGTAGCTTATCTCAATGGCTCCAAGGTGCTGACTACGGGTAGTGCGTTGGTGTTTGATGGTACGAATTTGGGTGTGGGGCAAGCAAGTCCTTCTTTTAAAATAGATGCCCAAGTTGCCGTTGGCGGGGCAATAGCAGTTAGACCATCAACAGCAACAGGAAATGCTTTGCAAACAGCATTGCGTTTATATGGTTCAGTAGCAACAACATCATCTAGGTATGCTCAGATTGCCTGTTACAACGATACTGCTGGTGAAGATGCAAACGCATTAACATTTAGTACGGGATTCGGCGCAACTATTTTTGAGCGCGGTCGTTTTTCTTCGGATGGTAACTTTATATATACCCAATCCTCTTTGGCTTGTTATGTATGGACTGCTTTTAATCCAACAAATACATCTGGCACAACCACAAATGCACCTGCTACGGGTACAGGTTACGATACTGGGTTTGTGACAATGGTCAATTCATCTGGCACTCTTACCATTACTTTTGATATTGCTGGAAAATATCTTGTAAGCACGAATTTACAAACATCACACGCAAATACTTATTCAAACGAACGCTCAATATTTACTTTGGGTGGAACGGCGACAACAGCAACAGGAACACAAGACCCAACATTTTCGGGGATTGATTCTGTAGATGCAAATACAACTGCAACATATCCAATATATGTGTCTGCAACTGCGGCGCAAACAATGACAATATTGCCGACATACGAGTTAACTGGTAGTGGCACAACGGCACAGCATACTTGTCGCCCATCTGTAACTATTCAATACTGCGGAGGATAAACAATGTCATACGACTCAAACACACTTGCTCAATTTGAAATGCGTAAATTGCGCAATGTTTTTTTAAGAGCATCAGATTGGACTCAAATGGCTGATTCGCCTTTGACTTCCGAAAAGAAAACAGAGTGGTCGGCATATCGACAGTTACTTCGTGATTTGCCAAACAACAGCACTCCAACACTTGATAAAGATAAAAATCTTGTTGGTGTAGTTTTTCCAACGCAACCGCAGTAAAGAACAGCAAGCCCTCATCACAACCCTAACCGCCCGTATCACTGCACTGGAGTCAGCATGATTACTTGGAACATCAGTCAACTTGACCGACAAACCTCTGATGGTTTTGTCACCACTGCACATTGGCAAGCCATTGCAACAGATGGGGATTACTCTGCATCTGTTATCGGCACTTGTTCATGGAGTGATGGCACTGCAACCATTCCCTACGCCTCTTTGACAAAGGAAACTGTCTTAGGATGGATTTGGGCCAATGGTGTGGATAAGGCGGCTACTGAAGCTGCTTTGGCTGCTCAGATTGAGTTGCAAAAGAATCCTGTGACTGCCACTGGAGTGCCTTGGTGATTCCTGAATTACAGAAATATTATGAAGATCGCTTCTCAATGATGGGAAGTGATGGGTGGAAAGACTTGGTGGAGGATATTGACACCATGATTGCATCCTTGAATAATATATCTGTGATTTCTGATGAACAAAGCCTACAATTCAAAAAAGGCGAACTTTCTATACTTACTTGGCTGAAAACCTTGAAAGAGGTCAGCGAGAGAGCATACGAGGAACTCAATGAAAAGAATGTTTGATTTTGCCTGTGCAAACGGGCATAAAACCGAAAGACTGACTGATTATGAGTCGATCAGTTTTAGGTGTGAATGTGGTGAAACAGCCAACCGCATTCTTTCTGCTCCAAACTTTAAACTAGAAGGGTGGTCTGGTTCTTTCCCATCAGAGCATGGAAGGTTCGAGAAAAAACACCTAGATCAGTTGAAGTGGGAGCAAAAGCACAACTCACAAGCATAAACGCCGAGTTGATTCTCCTATAACCGAAACGGCAGGAAAAAGGGATAATATGTTGATTGACCAAGAACCTGAGATGAAGAGTGAGTTAGAAGCTGAAGAATCCAAGCTATCTGACACCATTGCGCCAGCAAGTCCTGGACTCCCTGATAAATACAGGGATAAAAGTCTAGAAGACATTGTTCGGATGCACCAAGAAGCTGAGAAGTTGATTGGCAAGCAAGCGCAAGAAGTGGGAGAGGTAAGGAAACTTGCTGATGAACTCATAAAGCAGAACCTCAGTTCAAAGCAACAGACTATTAAAGAGGAAGAGCCTGAAGTAGATTTCTTTGAGAATCCACAGAAGGCAGTTCAGAAGACTATTGATAATCATCCTGATGTTCTCGCAGCCCGTCAAGCGGGTGTGGATTTCAAAAGGATGCAGATTCAGCAGAAGC